CAGGAGAGCCTGGACACCCTCACGTCGCCAATCGTCGGGAGCCACCTCAAGGAGGAGCTTTCGCGGCTCTGGGGCCAGCGTGCGGTGAACGCCGGGCCGGAGGGCCTGTATACTGAGACCGTAACTGGGATCCAGCTCGCCAGGATGGCAGCGATCCTTGAATATGCGGGAGCTGCAGCCTGATGGCCAACTTCAAGTACGTCGGGACCAAGACGAAGGCCAATGGGAAGATCGACCTGAAGCTCCCCCGTTGCTCGCACGGGACCCCTCCGGCGGAATTCCTCGACGTGATCCCGAACGTGACCGTCATCACGGTGACCGATCCGTGTCACACGAAGATGGTCCAGATGAGCAGGGACGTCACGGTGAGGCCGTCCGTTCCGAACTACCAGGAGATTTGAGGTAAGAGATGGCCGACAGAAAAGTACTCTTCCGGGCGGCAGCCAACATCAACGAGGCGTCGCCGACAGCCGACCGCGTCCGCGCGATCGGCATGCTGTCCGGCGCGGCCACTCTCACCCTCGAGCAGTCCGGTGGCATCACCGCCGTCCTGTCCGGAACGCAGCTGACGCTGTCCGGCACGGTGGACATGAACTCCGCCGGCGGCGGCAACATCACCGGCTTCACGAACATCGGCGGCAAGACCATCGCCGATCTCACGGAGAAGGACGTCGCCGAGACCGTCACGGGTGGCTGGACGTTCCAGCGCACCTCGCCCAGCTTCCCGTCGCTCATCGCGAAGGCGAACGCCGGTCAGGCGGCGGCCAGCAACGTGTTCGAAGTCCAGAACGACGCGGGCACCGTGGTCATGGCCGTCCAGAAAAACGGCGACATGACCGTGCAGGGCGCGCAGACGTTCGTCGGCGGAACGACGTTCCAGGGGTCGATCGACCTCGGCGACGCCGACACCGACACGATCTCGTTCATCGGCGAAGTCGACACGAACCTCAACCCGGACGTGGACAACTCGTTCGACCTCGGGACGCTGACGGGCCCGAAGCGGTGGCGTACGGGCATCTTCGGGACGTCGCTCGTCGCGGCGAACCTGACGATGGGCCCGTCGAACACGCTGTCGTCGTCCGCCAGCCTGATCCTCGACCCGACTACCACGCTGACGTTCGAGCTGACGGACAACAACGCCACCGCTCTGAGCATCGCCGAGGGCGCGCAGAGCTACCTGCTCTTCTCCACGGTCAACGGCTCCGAGCAGGTCACGTTCGGCAACGGCACCACGAACCCGATCACCAGATTCTCCGGCTCCGGCTCGGTCGCCCCGAGCGCGGACAACACGGTCTCCCTCGGCGTCACAGGCCTGGGCTGGTCGAACTTCTGGCTCCGCACCCAGGCCGGCGGCGCCACGGTCAACCTGCGCGCGTCGACGGGCGGCGCCGACGGCGCGCTCGCGGTCGGGTACGACCCGACCGGCCGCATCAACATCACCGCGCTCAACGTCTCCGACGCCCTGGATCAGCTCGACACGGCGGTCGGCAGCTCCGGCTCGGTCACCTTCACGGCCCTCGCCACGATCGACGCCTACACCATCGTTCGCACCACGACCACGAACAACAACGTCACGATGGCGATCGCCACGTCGGAGGCCAACGCCAGGGTCGTCGGCTTCTCGGTCGCGGCGATCACGGCCGCGGCCACCGGATCCATCTACACGACCTACGGATCTCGGATCACCTCCCTCAAGTTCGTGTCAGGGCTCACGCTGGCGGCCGGCGACGAGGTCTTCCTCTCCGCTGCCACCGCGGGTCGCGCGACGAACGTCGCGCCGTCCACGTCCGGCCAGGTGGTCAAGAAGATCGGCCTCGTGAAGGACGCGACGGCCTACACGGGCGCCGCGGACGACCCCGCGGACGTCATCTTCCAGCCGGAGGTCGCGACGCTGATCGCGTAATCCATGAATCTGACGAACCCGTTCCTGAGGGGTTTCTTCGAGGAGCTGCGCGAGAAGCGCGCGTCGCTTGACGGCCTCGGGAAGAAGCTCGCCGCCGCGGCGCCAGCCCCTGGGTTCGCCCTGAAGACGGTCGCAAAAGTAGGCCTTGGCGCTGGACTTCTTGGTGCCGGCGGAGGATACTACCTGGCGACCAAAGACAAGAAGAAGGAATGAAGAAAGGAAGGTCGCCGTGGCAGATCAGAAGCAGGCTCCCCCGCCGGAAGTGAAGAAGACCGAGAAGAAGCAGCTCACCGAGGTTCAGAAGCTCAAGCTCTTCAGCGTCCACCTGAACCAGCGCATCTCCCAGCTTGAGGCCGACAAGGTCAAGCAGATGCAGACCATCGTGTCCCTCCAGGGCCAGCTCCAGGAGGCGAAGTCCGCGGCCACCAACATCGAGACCGCGAAGGTCTACGCGGAGCTTGGGATCAAGCAGGGCGACGAGATCGAGCTCGACAACAACGGCGTGCTCCTGATCAATCCGCCGGCCCTCAAGCCGGCGGCGGCGCCCGCCGTCGCCCAGCCCCAGACGACCAAGCTGGGGTCCAAGAGGAACGGCGAAAGGCGCACGGGGCCGCGCCCTCTCGAGGAAGCCAAGTCGTGACGAAGTTCGCCCAGGGCTTCCTGTTCGAGCTCCGCAAGTCGGGGAACCTCGTCAAGATCGTGGGGAACTCCATCGCGGGTCCGAACCAGGCGAAGCTCAGGGCGGTCGCGAAAAACTTGATGCCGACGATCAAGGTGCGGGGGACTCAGCAGTTGAAGTCCCCGATAGGGGCGTCGGCGTAGTTCGATTCCTTTCGCTCCTTGACCCCATGCGGTATACTCGCAGTTAAGGCCGGGCGTATGCCCGAATGGTGGGCGGAGAGTTCGCCCTTTCAGTCGTTCGGGGGATACGCATGGCCGATCCAACCTCAGACCCACGCTCAAGCACAACCTCCATGCAGACGGGTATGCGCTACCCGTCCCCCTTCTTCGACATCGGCTCCCTCTTCCTTCCGCCGCGCCTCAAGGACCTGTTCAAGTTCTGCCAGCTCTACGCCTTCTCCGACGAGATCATCTCGGCGACCATCTACAAGCTCGCCCAGTTTCCGATCACGGACATCGTCTACGACACGAAGGACGAGGAGCTCAAGAGCCGCTGGAAGAACGTCCTCGAGGAGGACCTGGCGATCCGCACGCGCCTCGAGGAGGCCGGCCTCGACTACAACACCTACGGCAACTATATCGCCAGCTTCTACGTCCCCTTCATCCGCTTCCTGGTCTGCCCGCACTGCAGGAAGTCCGTCCCCATCAAGGGCGTCAAGTTCGAGTTCCGGCTCAAGGACTTCAAGTTCTACCTGAAGTGCTCCGGCTGCTCGCCCAGCGAGCCGATCCCGATGGTGGTCGTGGACAAGACGGTGACGAAGACGACCCGCGGGATGAACATCGTCCGGTGGGATCCGGCCCAGATCGACATCGAGCAGAATCCGATCTCCGGGAACTCGACGTACTACTACAACCTCCCGAACGGCTTCAAGCGCCAGATCTTCGCCGGCAGGCGCCGCGTCCTGGAAGAGACGCCCATGTCCTTCCTCATGGCCGCGAAGGAGGGGGCGCGCGTCCAGCTCGAGGCCGAGAACATCATCCACCTGAAGCGCCCGTCCTACTCGTACTTCGACAGCGGATGGGGCATGCCGCTGATCGTGCCGCTCCTCAAGAGCAGGTACTACTACCAGACCCTGCTCAAGGCGCGCGAGGCGCTCTACCTCCAGCACATCATGCCCCTCTGGATGCTGTTCCCCCTGCCGCAGGCGAACCTGGATCCGCACGGCCACCTGGCTATGGCCAAGTGGCGCTCGGAGATCGAGAGCGCCGTCAAGAAGTGGCGCCGCGACCCGAACTACATCGCGATCTTCCCGATCCCGACCGGCTTCCAGCAGGTCGGCGGCGACGCGAAGGCCCTGTCCGTCATCGACGAGATGCGCTTCATGCAGGAGACGATGATCGTCGGCCTGCAGGTCCCGCGCGAGTTCCTGCTCGGCGGCATGTCGTGGAGCGGTTCGTCCGTGACGTTCCGAATGGTTGAGAACTTCTTCCTCAACCACATCCGCGGCCTCAAGCAGCTCATGCAGTTCGTGATCGACAAGGTCTCGAAGGCAACCAAGCTGAAGGCGATCGACACGTCGATGACCCGCCTCAAGTGGGTGGACGACGTCCAGCAGAAGAGCCTGCTGATGCAGGCCAGCCAGTCCATGAAGATCTCCGACGAGACCTTGGTCTCCGAGCTCGGCCACTCGATGGCCAAGGAGTTCGAGAAGATGACCGAGGAGGTCGAGAAGCGCGGCAAGCTGACCAAGCTCCAGATGAAGGCCCAGGCGGAGGCCGAGGGCGAGGCGATGGTCGTGTCGGTGAAGTACCAGACGCAGGCGGCGATCGCCCAGGCAAAGGCGCAGCGCGACATGGTGGCCGAGATTCAGGGCATGGGCTACACCCCCGAGGAAGCCAAGATGATGCTCATGTCCACCCAGAACGCGAAGCCAAACGGCGGTTCGTTCTCTCCAGGCGGCGCCCTCAAGAGCGAGCCCAACAAGCCGGGCACCGGGAAGGCCGGCGGCGGCGTGACGGATCCGGAGATGTGGTCCGGCCAGTTCGCCGCCACCCTCTCCACGATGGATCCTCATCAGCGGGAAATGACCCTGATGCGGCTGCAGATGCAGAACCCTGAGCTGCACGGCATGGTCAGCCAGAAGATGATGGCCAACAACGGCGTCGACAACAGGCCGAACCCGGAGCAGAGGCCGCCTAACCGAAACGCCGGAAAGACGCCCACTCCGAGTAAACTGTGATCGACTCAGATTCCATTTATGCGGGCCTGAAGGCCAAGCTGACCGACACGCTACAGAACGCGCTGTCGGTGGCCGGCCCGAGCACCCTCAAGGTCAACAAGGTCTGGGTTGAGGACGCCACCGAGTCCGGCGACATCAAGGGCCAGCTCGACGCAAAGCTCAACGGCCGCTCCTGGGGCGCGCCGCTCTTCGCCGACGTCTCCCTGGTCGACAAGTCCGGGGCCGTCATCGACCGGTCGAAGAAGCTCAAGATCATGGAGATCCCGAAGCTGACGCCGCGGTACAGCTTCATCGTCCAGGGCGAGGAGTTCTCCGTCGCGAACCAGCTCCGCCTGAAGCCGGGCGTCTACGTGAAGTCGCGCCCGGAGGAGACCTCCGCCCACTTCAAGCTCCCCATCGGCTTCTCGAAGTTCAACCACTCGATCGACTTCGACCCGGCCACGAAGAAGTGGACCGTGTCGCTCGACGGGAAGACCGTGCCCGCCTACTCCTACCTCCACGCGATGGGTGTGACGGACAACGAGATCCTCGGGGCCACCAGCCTCGAGGCCATGGATCAGATGAAGGCTCAGGCGAACCTGAAGAAGGATGTCGCCAAGCTGCGGACCACGCTCACCGGCGAGAAAGCCGTCCCAGACGCTCTCGGCGAGAACGCGAACGTCGTTCGCGAGAAGCTGACGTCCCTTCCGATGTCCCCTGATGTCCCGAAGATGAAGTACGGCAAGGAGTACAAGAAGTTCGAGAAGGGGCTCGTTCTCGACGCCCTCGGGAACATGCACAACGTGCTCATGGGCACAGACGAGCCGGACGTCGACAGCTCCCGCTTCAAGGAGTTCCGGACCTTCGACGACATCCTCTCCGAGAGGATCGAGAAGGCGATCCCCGCCATCCAGGGCCGCATCAAGCTCAGGATGCGCGACAAGGCCACCGTGCGGGACATCGTCCAGCCGGACAAGATCGGCGACATCGTCACGAGCTTCTTCAACCGGTCCCAGCTCTCGAACTACCCGACGCAGTCGAACCCGGTCAACTTCCTCTCCGGGATGACCCGGACAACCGTGTTCGGCGAGGGGGCGATCGGGAACAAGCGGGCCGTCGCCATTGAGGAGCGTGACGTAGACCCATCCATGATCGGCGTTCTCGACCCGATGCACACGCCGGAGGCCGGCGACATCGGCTCCGTCACGCACCTCGCCATCGGGGCAAAAAAGGGGGATGGCGTCGTGAGGACGACGTTCGTCGACGCCAAGACCGGGAAGTTCGTCGACGTCTCGCACCCGGACATCTACAACAAGAAGATCGCATTCCCCAACGAGTACACGAAGAGCGCGGCCGGCAAGTACACGCCAGTCGACGACGACATTCGGGTGATGTTCCGCGGCAAGGTTATCCCGGTCACGGCCAAGGAGGTCGACCTCATCGTCGATCGGCCGTCCGACCTCTTCGACGTCTCCACCAATATGGTCCCGTTTGTGAACGCCATGCACGGCGGGCGTTCGCTCATGGCTTCGAAGATGTACGACCAGGCCGTGTCGATCTCGGACCCCGAGACGCCGCTCGTCCAGTCGTCCTCGGAACGCTCCAAGAACCCCGCGCTGACGTTCGAGTCCATGATCGGGAAGAGTTCCGCCCTGGTGTCGCCGCACGACGGCAAGGTGACCGCCGTCACGGCCGACGCGATCACCATCGCCGGCGCCGACGGCAAGTCGCACGTCGTGCAGATCTACAACAACTTCCCGCTCAATGCCCGTAGCTTCATAACGAGCACCGCGAAGGTGAAGGTTGGGCAGGAGATCAAGAAGCACGACCTCATCGCGGATTCGAACTTCACGAAGGGTGGGACTCTCGCGATCGGGAAGAACCTCCGGATCGCGTGGGTGCCGTACCGCGGGTGGGGTTACGAGGACGGGATCGTGATGTCGGAGTCGGCCGCCAAGAAGCTGACCTCCGAGCACATGTACAAGATAGACCACGCGCCTCTTGACCAGGGGAAGCCTGGCCGCGACATGTACGCCGCCTACTATCCGAACCGCTTCAACCAGGAGCAGCTGTCCAAGCTGGACGACGACGGGATCATCAAGGTCGGCCAGAAGATCCGCCACGGTGACCCGACCGTCCTGTACCTCTCCAAGAAGAACGTCACGCCGGAGGATGCGATCCTCGGCCGCGTCTCGAGGAACCTGATCCGCCCGTTTGGGGACGCGTCCCAGGTGTGGGAGGAGCCGTTCGAGGGCGTGGTGACACACGTCAACAAGTCCCCGAACGGGCAGGTCAAAGTCACCGTTCGGACCGTCGAGCCCCTGCAGATCGGCGACAAGGTGGTCTCCCGGCATGCCGCCAAGGGCCTGGTGACGAAGATCGTTCCTGACGCCGAAATGCCGCACATGAAGGACGGCAAGCCGGTCGAGATGATGCTCAACCCGATGGGGCTAATCTCGCGCATGAACCCGTCGCAGATCTATGAGGCGCTGGCGGGGAAGATCGCCGATAAGAGCGGCGAGACGTACGTCGTGGACAACTTCGAGGGCGGCGACATCCGCGAGCGCCTGACGGCCGACCTCAAGAAGCATGGCCTTGGAGAGACGGAAGAGTTGATCGACCCGGTGACGGGCCGCTCGATCGGGAAGGTGACGGTAGGTCTCCAGCACATCATGAAGCTGGAGCATGCCTCAAAGGAGAAGTTCAGCGCGCGTCACCCTGGGAACGCCTACACCGCCGACCTTCGGCCGGCCAAGAGCGGCGAGGGCGCGCAGACCATAGGGCACATGGAGCAGTCCGCGCTGATGGCCCACGGGGCGATGGCGAATCTGCGGGACATGTCCACCGTGAAGGCCGGGAAGAACGATGAGTTCTGGCGCGCTCTTCAGATGAACGAGGTTCTGCCGCCTCCCCAGCCGACGTTCGCCTTCGACAAGTTCATCACCCTGCTCAAGGGCTCCGGGATCAACGTGGAGCGACGCGGCACGAAGTTCCAGCTGAAACCGCTCACGGACCAGCAGACCGAAGCTATGAGCGCCGGGGAGATCTCCAACTCCAGGATGCTCCTCGGCAAGAATATGAAGCCCGAGAAGGGCGGCCTGTTCGACGAGGGCCTGACCGGCGGCCTCAACGGGAAGAAGTGGACCCACGTGGAGCTCCCGTACGAGGTTCCGAACCCGGTCTTCGAGCCGGCGATCCGCGGCGTGCTCGGCCTGACGCAGCGCGAGTTCGATGGGATCATGGACGAGACGTCGTACGTAGACGAGTTCGGGTCCAAGAAGGCCGCCGATAAAGGCGGCATGACTGGTCCCGCCGCCGTCCGCCGGATGATGGACGCAATCAATCCGACGAAGGCCATGGCCGCCCTCAAGGCGAAGGCGAAGACGTCGTCCGGCAGCGATCTCAACTCCCTCAACAAGGCGATGAGATTCCTGCTGAACATGAAGGAGAACGAGATCTCCACCGGGGACCTATTCATCAAGAAGGTCCCGGTCCTTCCGCCGGCGTACCGCCCCGTATATCCGCTGCAGGACGGCACCTTGAACGTCAGCGACGTGAACTACCTCTACCGGGACCTCGTCGCCCTGAAGACCCAGGTCCAGGACATGGAGGGGAAGGTCCCTGTCGAGCACCTGCGCGAGCAGCGCGCGGACATCTACAACGCCGTGAAGGCGATCGCCGGCGTAGGCGAACCGATCTCATCCGAGAACTACCGCGGGATCCTGGATATCGTCACCGGCGAGCACCCAAAGGGGAGCTACTTCCAGTCTCGCGTGATCCGCAAGCAGCAGGAGCTCTCCGGCCGCGCCTCCATCGTCGGCAATCCGACGCTCGGCATGGACGAGGTCGGCATCCCGGAGGAGATGGCCTGGACCGTCTTCAAGCCGTTCATCGTCCAGAAGCTCACCGCCCAGGGATACGCGCCGCTCGAGGCGGAGCGGATGATCAAGG